AAGATAAAGTCCGGATACGCTTTAGTTTAATGCCTCAAAAGATAAGCTCGATACTAGAGCCTAATACAAGTAAGATAGAGGATAGATTAATAGCAGTAGAAAGATTTATACATGCAGGGTACGATGTACATCTTAACTTCTCACCAGTAGTATACTACAAAGGATGGGAGACTGATTATGCAGAGTTGTTTCATCTTGTAGATAGCCTTGTAACATACAAAGACAAGGTTAAAGCAGAGGTTATATTTTTAACTCACAATGCTAAAAAGCACTGGAGTAATCTTGAGAATAATGTACCGGGGGAAGAGCTACTGTGGACCCCAGATGTACAGGAGGTTAAAACATCTCAATACGGTGGTGATAATGTACGCTATAAAGCAGGTCTTAAATCAGATCTTATAGCTCAGTTTAAGGATATACACGGATCCATAATACCGTGGAATACTATTAGATACATTTTTTAATGAAAAGGTTTCAGAAGCGTAGAATAACACTTAGGAACACACTTAAGTTAAAGAAATATGCATTTCCATTTTTCTTTATGATGAATGTATTAAGCATGATATTAATAATACTAATAATAAAATTTTGGCACTAATGGATAGACACAGAGAATATAGCTATGCTATTGTAAAACATTTACCTGATGAGAATACACAATCAAAAGTAATGATGGTGTTAGAAGATGAAATCCTTGAAAGCGAGGACAAGAGTTTTATTCAAAATTTAGTAAAAGTGCTTAATGATAACACGGATAATGGTTGCAAGTATGAATTGGTAGAAATACCTAAACTCCCGGGAAATGAAGACAGTAAGGTTCATTGGCCCAGATAGAAACTTTTCAGATCTATCTACGGCTACTATACAAGAATGTGCAGAATACTGTGCAAGTAAAGACATCCTTGGATGTGATACAGAGACTACAGGATTAGATTTTACAGATAAGAAGATGATTATGCTTCAAATTGGAGATAATGACCTTCAATTTGTAATAGATACTCGAGTCATAGATGTGTCACCTTTAAAGCCTATTATAGAGGATCCTGATAAAACTATAGTATTTCACAATACTAAGTTTGACTATAAATTTCTTAAGAACGAAGGTATAACCGTAGGTAAAACATGGGATACTTTTCTTGCAGAGCAGGTTCTTAACTGTGGTAAAACAGATCTTTCTAACAGTCTTGCAGCTGTTTGTGAACGCCGACTAGGTATTGTATTAGATAAGAGTACTAGAAACCTATTTATAGGTATGACTGGCCAGCCTTTTACAGACAAACAGATAGTGTATGGTGCTCAGGATGTTTGTAATCTACTAAAAATAGTAGAACAGCAGAAAGAGGACCTATCTAAGAAATCTTTGACAAGTACCCTAAAGCTTGAGAATCACGCTTGTCTTGCATTTGCAGATATAGAGTACAATGGTTTAGATATTGACTGTGAAGCGTGGTTAAACATAAGTGAGGATACATCAAAAGCTCTTGTAGAGAGTGAATTGCAATTAGATGACATTGTTTTGTCTGATTCTATATTTAAAGATGTAGTTCCTAAATACATACAAGCTGACCTATTTGAGGTGGAAAGAAAGCTTGATGTTCTTTGGACTTCTCCTGCACAAGTGTTGAAAGTTATGCAAAAGGTAGTGCCTGATCTTGAGGATGTTAACGGTAAAAATTTGTATATTCATAGATCTAAACACCCCATTATATCTAAGTACATTTCCTATAAGGAGAAGGGCAAAATAGTCTCTTCTTATGGGAAAGAATTTCTTGATATGAGACTGGCAGACGGCAAAATACATACCTCTTTTAGGCAGATACTTAACACAGGTCGTGTTTCAAGTAGTAAACCCAATATGCAACAGATACCTGCTGATAATAAGTTCAGGAACTGTTTTATAGCACCTGAAGGATGGGTATTTGTATCTAGTGACTATAGCTCTCAGGAGTTGAATGTCATAGCTTATGGTTCTCAAGATCCTGTATGGCTTGAGGCACTTGAGAAAGGTCAAGACTTACACTCTGTGTGTGCTGCTCTTGTGTATGGTGATGGATGGTCTAGTGTTGCAGAGGACGATTGTGCTTATATGAAAAGTAAGTCTAAATGTAATTGTCCAGCACACAAGAAACTTAGGACTAATGTTAAGGGAATCAATTTTGGTTTAGCCTATGGTATGGGACCTAATAAACTTTCAGATACTCTTGAGATATCTCTTGGTGATGCTAAGAAGCTTATCCAAAAGTATTTTACAGAGTTCCCTAGTATAGAGGCGTTCTTAACAACATTAGAACAAAGTAGTTTAAAGCGTGGGTATGCACGGACATTCAAACCTTTTGGTAGGAAGAGATTCTTTCCTGGTTGGTATCCTAACATGCAGTATAACCCCTCTAACAGTGCTTTAGCATCTACTATAGGTCGTGCGGGTAAAAACACACCTATACAAGGTACTTCTGCAGATATGACTAAGTATGCATTGCATCTTATCCGCAAAGAAATATTAGAGAATGATCTTCCAGTCAAATTAGTAATGACTGTGCATGATCAGATTGATACTATTTGCAAGGAAGATTACTCTGATACTTGGAAAGATCAAATGACAGCTCTTATGGAGAAAGCTGCAAATCTTATTATAACTAACGGTCTGCTAAAAGCGGATACAGAAATTTCAGATAAATGGAAAAAGTAATGACAGATAGGGATATAGCTCAAGATAAGGCTGTAGAAGCCCTTATAGAAAATGGTTACAATGGTTCTGTTATAGCAGGAACCGGCTTTGGTAAAACTAGAGTAATGGTTAGTGCTATTCTTAGTAAACTAAATGGAGATAGAAGTTTAAAAGCTCTTGTACTTGTTCCTTTTGATCACTTGAAAGACAGATTCCGCGATGAGTTTGATAAGCTTATAGGTAAGAAGAAGTCTGCTATTATATGTGAAGAGATGCTACAGTTTGAATGCTATGCATCTATAGGTAAGCTAAAAGCATCTGACTATGAAATGGTTGTGTGCGATGAAGTTCACCTTGGTCTTACAGATAAGTGTATGAAATTTTATACTGAAGCTAAAAGTGCAGGTGTGCCTTTAGCATTTTGTACTGCTACACGCCCTGAAGACGATCTCTATCATAATAGATTAATTAAACTTGCTAAAGTAGTTTATGAAATAACTTTAGATGAGTGCGTAAAGCAAGGCTTTGTTGCCCCTTATCATATTACATGCATAGGAGTAGAACTTTCTGATGAAGAAAAGAAGAGATACAAGACTGTAAATGCTAATTTTGGTTATTGGAAAGGACAGTTAGGTGGGTTTAATGCTTTTAATCAAGCACAAACAGTTCTTGCTAATAAAAGATCTTATCAAAAACATGATATAGAGGCTGCTTTAGGTTTCTACAGAGCTATAAGACAACGTAAAAAGATAGTAGATCATGCCGAAAACAAAATTCCAGCTGCAGAAGCTTTTACAAGAGGCACTCCAGGTAGGAGTTTGGTGTTTGGTGGTGATAATAATTTTACTGATATGTTGTCCGATTTTATTCCTGGAGCAGTTGTTTATCATTCTAAGAAAACTAAAAAGCAAAATAACGAAGCGTTAGAAAGCTTTAAGAGTGGTAAGTCTAATATATTATGCAGTACTAAAGCTCTTAATCAAGGTCTTGATATTCCTGATGCTACTATAGGTATCATATGTGGTCTTACAAGTAAAGCTCTTACTATGATTCAAAGAGTAGGTAGGCTTGTACGTATAGATCCTAAAAATCCTAAAAAGACAGGTAAGGTTGTTATTATGTATGTAGTAAACTCACAAGAGCAAAAATGGCTAGAGAATGCTTTGCGTAATACACCAACTCAAAATGTGTCTTGGATTCTTGGTAAAGATTACTTTATACCTGAAGATAATTTAAATGAAACGAACGAACAGCTCTTGTAATATTTCTAAACCTTTAGAATTTTACAGGAGCACAAACTCTACTCAGTTAAAAACACTTGTAAATATTGCAAGAACTATGAGTAATAATATAATCTGGGATGAGTACAGATTTGAAGAAGAATTTAAACCTAATATTTATTTATATGAAAAAAATTTAATTAAAAATGGTTATTGAGATTAATATGGATTTTTTAGCATTACACAATTTACAACCTAATGAGTATGTATACCTGTATGCTAAATATCACAATATATCTATACCATTTAAATCTCTAAAAATGAATATAAAAAAGCTCGAAGAAGACGGTTACATTAAAATAACTGGTAAAGAGCTTGTATCTAAAAACATAGCTATACGAAAAAAATTTATAAATCTTATAGAGGGGGATTTTGACCGAATGTTTTGCGAATTACTATCTAGATATCCTATAAAAGTAGGACATAAAGGCAAGTATAGAGTTTTACATGCAGCAAACCCAGACGCTTCGTCAAACAAAAAGATAAAAGAAAAGTATCGTAAGCTAGTTGAAAATAAACCTGATTTACATAATAAGATAATAAATCTATTAGATGTCCAATTATCTCACCAAAGGGACAGTTTGCAATACATGCAAATGTTAGAAGTATGGATAAACTCGCGTACTTGGGAGAAATGGGAAGGATTTGATAATATGGAAGAACAAGATGGAACAAGAAATACCAAACAACTCGATTGATATATTAAAAGAGCTACAGTTTCAGCCAATTAAAAAAGCTGTTAGGCAATCTATTGCAGTTGTAGATAAGTCACGTAAAGGGGAAAGGGATATACTTTTAACTAAGTGGCCTAGGCTCAATAGAAATTTACTTGGTGGATTACAACCAGGTAAATTGTATGTAGTTGCAGGACGTCCGGGAAGTGGTAAGTCTGCATTTAGTAATCAATTGATATTTGATGTTCTTGATATGGCTCATATTGATAAAAGGAAAGTCGTTGTTTTTTATTGGTCTTTTGAAATGCCGGGGTATCAACAGATACTCAGGAGTGCATCAAAGGATACAGGTAAACAAATGAGCGACCTCTACTCTGTCGATAGAACGCTAGATGAAAGTTCTTTTCAATTGTTTATGCAGAGTGTGCATCAGTTTGTGAAATACCCTGTGTATTTTCAGAATCATCCGAGGCCAGTCAAGTTCATAGAACAATCTTGTCAAAAATTTGCTACCAGTTCTCCCGATACGCTTGTTATTAATCTTATTGACCATTCAAGGTTAGTTCCAGATGATAAAGCTGCAATAGAATTAGAAAGACTTAATAATCTTTCTAAATGCTGTATGAGAATGCAATCAAGTATAGGTGGGAACGAACCTAAAGTGGTTAATATATTATTATCACAATTAAATAGAAACATAGAGAAGGATGATAGAGCTAAAAATCAATATCAACCTCTTCTTACAGATCTATTTGGCGGTGACAGTATAGGTCAAGATGCTCATGTTGTAGCTATGATACAACGACCTTTTGATTTATATGGTATTACAGCGTCGTATTGTGGAGAAGATCCTAAAAGCCTTATGGCTGTTCACATCGAGAAAAATAGAGACGGTATGTTAGGTATGATACCTTATGATTTTGATGGTGCAAGATTTACAATTACAGAAAGAAAGAAAAAATGAGAATAATTTTAGAAGAAAATGATACCGTATATATTGATGATAATGCAGATGCAGGCATTCTTGCTGCAGAAAAAGGAACTCTTGTAGAAAAGATTAAAAATGATTATTGGAAAGTGGAATTAGACACAGGAGAAACAGGTGTAGTTCACAAAAAATATATCAATCCTTCGTTTAACAATTAAAAAAAATTATATAATAATGGAAAAGCAATTTGTATTGCCAGAGACTCCTGTCTCTAAAAAAACCTTAAGTCCTGAGAACCTTATAATCTATTCTAAACCTAAAGTCGGTAAGACTACTATGCTTTCAAAGCTTGATGATTGTTTGATCATTGACCTTGAGCAGGGCACAAATAAGATAGATGCACTTAAAGTTCAAGCGGACAATCTTAAAGAGTTATATAAGTGGATGAATGAAATCCGTGTAGCTAATCATAAGTACAAGTATATCGCAGTAGATACTGTTACAGAGCTAGAAAGCTGGTGTGAGTGGGATGCTACAGCTATGTATATGAAGACACCTATGGGTAAGAACTTCAATAGACATGATACTAAAACTGATCCTAAAACAGGTCAGCAAGCTGTACTTCCAAAAGCTCAGTGGGAAAGTGTACTTACTTTACCAAAGGGTGCCGGTTATTTATACTTGCGTAACTCATTTAAAAAGTGGGTGAACATGTTTATGGAGTTGGCAGATCATGTAATTTTTATTGCACACGTTAAAGACGGCAGTTCTGATAAAAAAGGTAAAGAGGTTGCAACTAAAGATCTTGATCTTACAGGCAAGCTAAAAACTATTTTATCACAGAAAGCAGATGCTATTGGCTATGTGTACTGGGAAAAAGATGAGCTTATGATTTCTTTTAAATCAAAAGATGGTATTGAAGCCAGTTCTAGATGTGATCACCTTAAAAACACAGTAATTCCATTTGATTGGAGTAAAATTTATATAGACTAAAATGAAAAAAGATTTAAGCAATAGAGTAGCGGATTTATTAAGAAAAATACCCGTAAAACACACTGTAAAAAGTTTACTTGAAAAAGAACTTGGAAAAGAAGATTTTGATAGAGTAATTGAATATGCAGACGAAGTAATTTTAACTCATAGGCCTTTTTCTAGAGCACAAGCACTTAGATGGGCTTTTTCTTGGGAAAGTACTGAGGAAGGTTATGCTTACTGGGAACGTATTCATGATCAGTTGTTTGTAAAAGATATGATGGACAAAAAAATGTCTAGAGTACGTAAAATTATTCTTATAGGTAGCATCATAATCTTTTTAGCGTGTATGTATAAATTATTTACACTATGAGCAATAAAGATTTTTTTGAATTAGAAGTATGTGTACAAGAATGGGCTAAAGAAAAAGGTATATTTAAAAAAGGCACACCTCTTAAGCAAGCTCTTAAAACACTAGAGGAAGTTACAGAATTACTTAATGCTATTGCAGATAACGATGAAGCAGAAATTGAGGACGCTATAGGCGATATCCTAGTCACACTAATCATCTTAGCAGAAATGCAGCAAGTAACACTGGAAGAATGCCTGAATGGTGCTTATGATATTATAAGTAAACGTACAGGAAAGATGGTCAACGGCCAATTTGTAAAAGACAACTAATTATTATTAACCTCAAACACCTTAAAACTAAAATGGGTATTGATATGAGAGAGGCGCAGGACTCTGAAAACACTGCAACACCACAGAACTTAGAAAACTGCACTGTGGTAACTTCAATAACTGTAGAAATGATCCTTAACGACCTTGCACAAGGTAGGAACAAGGAGAAAATTCGTCAGAGGTATGCTTACCGAGATGAGAATGGAACTGTACAGCCATTTGAGAAGTGGATGGTAGATGAAATGTTTAAAGACCCTAATCTTAGAGGTAGAAAGCCTGCAAGAAAGAAGGTTTTACCATTTACATTTATGGGATTACAGCAAGGTACAACTCAAGCTGCTAAGGTAACTA